CCTCACTTCCGCGAGTGCTACATCGCAGAGAACGAGTTTGGGCAGGTGGACACCAACTACCGTGTCTACAAAATGACTCTGCGGCAGATGGTGGAGAAATTCGGCTTGGAAGAGATGGTCAAAGCCGATAACAACTTCAAGAAAGATTACGAGCGCAACATGTACGCCGAGCGCGACATCTGCCACGCCATCTACCCCCGTGCCGACTACCAGCCGGGTCGGATCGATGCGAAGGGCAAGGAGTGGGAGTCGGTGTGGCTCTACCGCAAGGGTGGCAAGATTCTCGGTGTGGATGGCAAGCCCAACACTGCTACAGGCGGTGGGCCTAAAGTCTCTCTGGTGCAAGAGGGTGGATACGACTCCATGCCTATCTTCACGTGGCGGTGGAGAAAGAACTCTGACGAGGTGTACGGACGCGGCCCAGGGCACGACGCGTTCATCGCCATCGCTCTGGCAAACCAGATGGGCCTTACCAATTTGAAGGTGGGCCAGCAGGCAGCGGAGCCGCCTCTGGTTGCGTACGCCGACCAGCGCGGAGCAATTCAGCGCGGAGCAAATGGGATCACGTACCTAGAGAGTAACCGGGGCGACATTCGCCTTCGGATGCCTCAGCAGTTGACTACCGGAGTGCAGAATTTGCCCTTCACGGTCGAGTATCAAGACCGCCGCGCCGCGATCATCAACGAGTATTTCTACACCGACGTTTTCCAGAAGATGAGCCAACTCGCCGCCCAAGGCAAGAGCGAGCGTATGGTGCAGGAGCAGGTGCAGGAGATTCAAGGCGAGAAAGCTGCGGTGCTAGGGACTCGCGTAGGCAATCTTCAGACTGAGGCTTTAAACCCGATCATGGATCGCATGTACCGGATCGAAGCCGCCGCTGGCAGAATCCCAACCCCGCCGGACATCCTGCTTCAATCGTCGCACTCAAAGGTGGAGATTCAGTATCTCGGCCCGTTGGCACAGGCGCAGACCCGGCTGACGAAGGTTCGAGGAATGACTTCGTTCCTCGGCCTGACTACCCAGTTGTCGCAGATCGACCCCAGCATCCCGCACGCGATCAACAGCCGCTACATGCTCAAGGAGTTCGCGGAGTCGGTCAACGTCCCAGTGGACTGCCTGTACGACGACAAGACCTACGCAGGCATCATGCAGAGCCTTCAGGCGCAGGCCAAGCAGGAGCAGACGGCGGAGAACATTCCGAAGCTGGCAGGGGCGGCGGCGAAACTGGCAAAGGCTCCCGAAGCCGGGTCAATTCTGCAAAACCTGATGGGTGGAGGCGACAATGCAGGAGCCGCGTGACGCCGCGAAGGAAATGCAGCAACGGTACCGCAACGTCTTTGGAACCGATGAGGGCCGCAGAGTTCTAGGGGATATTTTGACTCTAGGACATTTCGGTATGAACATAGACCCGAATGACCCTATACTCGTGACGGAAAAGAATTTCGCTGAGACGATTGCCCGAACAGCGGGGGCCTTCGATAGCATCTATTTGGAACTAGCAATTAAAGGAGAATGACAAATGGCAGGCACACCTCCCGATTACGACAATGTACGGTGGCCCGGAGCAGACGGGCTGAGAGTTCCACAGGAGATGGCCCCAGCCACGCTTGCCATCACTAAGGAAGTGGACATCAACATTGGAACGCAGGGTTCGTCTAATGTGGTCAACCTGAATGCCAATCAACTTCGGGCGACGTACTACTACCTGACCAACGCCTCCGGCGCGGCAACGATCAACTTCCCGGTAGTTCTGCCGGGGGTGGTCTTTACTGTGTCTAATCAGTCAGGGCAGACCGTGACGCTTCTGGTCAAGGGAAAGACCGGGGTAGCGGTGGCTTCCACCAAGCACGCAATTCTGGCGATGGACACCACCGCTGGAGACATCGTGCGCGTGACGGCGGACACCTAGGATGCAGGTACGTGTCGCGCTCGCACCCCGGATGCAGCCGTTCGACGAATCTATGGACTCCCTCACTGTCGCCGCGCAGTACGCGGTGTCTCAGGGGTTTGGAGTCAAGATCACCAAGGTTCGTCGCGGCTGTCCGGGGTTCATCAACTACGGCCCCATCATGGCGCAGTGCGTAACTGAGGACGACACACACCTGTTCGTCGCAGCTGACGATGTGATCTTCCCGCACGATGCGATTGTCCGTCTGGTCAATGACGACAAGGACATCGTGAACGGAATCTACCGCAAGAACACCGTCTACCAACTCACCCCGGCCAACTACTCGGAGACGTGGGAAGGGTTCGCAGAGAAGTTCAAGGCGGGCGGTCTGCACGAGACGCAGTTCTGTGCCGCCCACAGCCTCACCATCAAAGTAGACGTGTTCAGGAAGATGATGGCCGACTACCCAGAGCTTGCGTACAAGGTGGGTGACGAGACGCAATACGCGCTGTTTATGCCGATGATCCACGAGGGTATCTGCCATCAGGACGACTGGGCGTTTTCGATCCGGGCCCGCCAGTCCGGATTCACCCTGTGGGACGACTACTCGTGCAAGCTGAAGCATTTCTGCTATGACTTTTTGGGCTTCGAGGGACTTGAGCCAAAAGAAGGCGCTTGACTCGAAACAGAATCAGTTGTTTACTTTGAAACGAAAGGAATCAATGCCCGAAGAAGGTCAACAGCAACAACAGACAACACCACCGGGATGGATAGCGGGTCTTCCTGACACGCTCAAAGCGAACGAAACCTTCACGAAATTCAAGACGGTCGGAGACTTTGCCAACGACTATCTCGCGGTTTCGACGAAGGCGACTGAGCTTGAGCAAAAGGTAAGCAACTCGATTCCCAAACTGACGGAGACTGCTACTGATGCCGACCGCGCCGCTTTCTACGACGCACTAGGCCGACCGAAGGACGCCAAAGAATACGAGTTTGACGGAGAAGACAAGAACGCTCCCGAGTGGACAGCCCATTGGAAGCAGGTATCTCACGAGCTTGGTCTGACGAAGGCACAGGCGAAGAATCTGAGTGTGAAGTTCAACGCCCAGATGACCCAGATGGTCGAGGCGCACAACGCCAAGATCGCGGGAGAGATTACCGCTGCGACCGAGAAGTTGAAAAGCGAGTGGGGCAACAAGTTCGATACCAACGTGGAACTGGCGAAACGTGTTTACCAGAAGCACATCGGAACTGAATTTGATAAGGACTTCGACGCGGGGACGGGTACTACCCGGCTCCAGACGATGCGCCTCATCATGAAGTTCGCTGCGCTGACTGGCGAAGACCGATCACCGCAGGGCGGGAACACGATCTCCAGCGCTGGTGCTGGCAATCCATTCCCGAACAGCAAGATGCAGCCTGCCCGCACCTAAAGGAGTTCCATCATGGCCGACGTATCGCAACTTGGTTACTCGACATTCATCGACGTAGTGAATAACTACTCGTCCACAGACGCCAATGCGTCTCTGGTGACTGCTGCGCGGGTACTCGACCGCCAGTGCCCACTGCTTTCCATCCTGCCGATGCAGGCATCGAACAACATCCTGTCGAACGTCGCCGTGCGGAACGACTCGCTCCCCGTCCCCGGCACCCGCCGCTTCAATGAGGGCGTTTCGACCACCGCCGCGCACAACACGCAGATCACCGACCCGATGGCGATGTGGGAGGACTACTCCGACACCGACAAGGAACTCTGCAACATCCAGAACGACCCCACCGCGTGGCGCATGGATCAGGATGCAAGCCACATGGAAGGCTTCCGGCAGTTGATGGAGTCCACCCTGATTTACGGCTCGCTGGCCTACGATCCCGGCAGTTTCAACGGCTTGGCGACTCGGTTCAACAACCTCGAATCCTACCCGAACGGTGACCAGTCGTGGGTTCCGAACGTCTGGAACGCTGGGCAGACGACAGGAAACTCGACCTCCATCTGGGCGATTGAGTTTGGCCCGAAGAAGGTCACTGGACTCTACCCGGCCAACACTGCCGGCGGTCTGATGGTCACTGATCTGGGTGAGCGGACGAAGGAGTATTACACCGCCCTCTCGAACCAGGGAGCCTCGAAGAAGTTGCAGGTGTACTCGACCCATCTGAAGTGGTGGATGGGGATTCAGGTTGAGGACGAGCGTTGCGTTCAGCGTATCGCCAACATCAACCCGACCGGCTTCTCCGGGCCGAACGGGTTCGACGAGAACTTGCTGATTGAGGCTCTGACCTACCTACCCGGTGGCGGCGACGATCCTTCGACCGTCATTGTTGTCAACCGCGGCATGAAGGCGCAGATCGACATTCGCGCCGTCTCGCAGAAGATCAACGGTTACTACACGCAGAACGTGGAGACCGGCGACATCTGGGGCAAGCGCGTAACGCGCTTCCAGGGCATCCCGATTCTCATGGACGAGAAGATTCTCAACACCGAAACGATTGTGAGCTAAGGAGCCTACCATGCCAATGACTGACGCACTAGCTTATCTTCACGGCACTGGGACTGCTACAGGGTCGCTCACCTCCACCGCCAACGTCGCCGGATCTGGTTCGCAGGCTGGAACCATCCTGACGATCACAACCGTCACCTCCGGCCAGTTCGGCGTAGGGCAGTACATCTCCGGAACCGGGCTTCCGGCTGGGGAGTACATTACCGCGAATGGATCTGGCAGCGGCACCGCTGGAACCTACACGGTCAGCCAAACCTCCACCACCGCCGCCGCATTTACCACGGTGACGGCGACTCCGAACACGCTGGGCGATGCGATTGGCACCGCTAGCGGGTACTCGAATCTGGAGATCGACTTCGGCGCACCCAACACCGGCGGAGCGTTCCCCAGCATCGTGCAGTTCCCGTCGCTGACGGAGAAGGGCTACACCTTCCCTCCCGAAGTCGTTGGGCAGGGCGGCGTGGAGATGGGCCTTCACGTCATCATCACCGGAGCCGTCAACAACGTGACCAGCATCAGCTTCCAGGCTGTGACCTCGGCAACAACCAATGCCCTGTTCAACGCTGGCAACAACCCAATCGCAACCCGCACCCTGACGCTGGCGCAACTGCAAGTCGTTGGGGCGCACTACTGGATCGGGGTTCCGCAGTCGGCGGTTCTGGAGTTCCTGCGCTGCTACATGGCGCTGACCGGAACGGCGGCAACCTCCGGCACTGCTATCATCTGGTACGGCCCACGTACGGGCGGAGAGCAATAGATGAAAGTAACTGCAAAGTGCATCATGGACGCGTTCGACTCCCCATCTTGTCAACACTTCAAGATGGGGAGTACGTACGAAATCGACCGCGACGGGCCTCTCGCCCAACTCAAAACATCGGGTGGAAAGCTCGGCAAGTACGTGTTCGACTTCGACCGCAACGGCACTAAAACCAATGATGGTGTCGATGTGGTGAAGGACTACTCCTGCAAGAAAGATGGCTGCGGGGCGAAGTTCAAGACGCTCAACGCGCTCGGCACACACACCAAGTCCGCGCACAAGGACGATCCCAACCCGCTGGCCGAGCCGGATGTGGAAGTGGAGATTATCAAGCCCAGCACGTGCAAGCAGTGCGACCCACCACAAGTCTTCAACTCTCGCGGTGAGATGATGAAACACAAGGGCGAAGTCCACGGCGCATCATTCTTCAAGAAACTCGATAAGGCTGCGGTCGAACAGGCCGCCTAAAGGCGGTGTTGGGTGGCGCGAGTTCGAGACAAAGAGAAAGCCAACGCATACGCAAAGGCGTGGCGACTCGCCAACTACGAAAAAGCCAAAGCTAAAGACGCTGCACGCGATAAACAGAAGTTACGAGAGGCCGCAAGGGCCTATTACCACGATCACCCCGAAAAGAGAAAAACTCCCGCAGAGACCACTGCTGCTACCCGAAAGTGGTATTACGCCAACCTTGAACACGCCAGAACTAAGGCGCGAGAGCAAGCGCGGAAACGTAGAACGACCCCCGAAGGAAGAGAGCGAAACAGGCTAGCAGGAGTCAAGAACAGGGCTGCGCTACGCGAGATAGTTTACTCGCGATACAGCAATGGAACGATGGCTTGCGTCATCTGCGGAGAAGCGCGAGGCGACTGCCTCTCTATAGACCACATCGGAGGCGGAGGAAACAAGCACCGAACCGAGCATAATCTAAAGGGAGGATACGTTCTTCAGCAGTGGCTAAAGAAAAACGGATTCCCAGACGGGTATCGTATTCTGTGCATGAACTGTCAGTTCATCGACAAAAATGAGAGGATGCGAGAGGTCGCAAGAAAGCGGAGAGAATCCAATGTCGTCCTATAGTCAAAGTTCGATTAGCAACCTTGCTTTGGGGCGCATTGGTGCTCGGGGCCAGATTGTTGATATAAACGAGAACAGCCCGAACGCCGTCAAGGTGCTGAACGTCTGGGACGCTGTGTTCGCTGAGGTTTTATCTGAGCGCGACTGGAAATTTGCCAAGACGCGCGTTCAACTTCAACTCTCTCCTGTCACCCCGCTCTACACCTTCCGCTACGCATGGGCCTTACCGCAAGACTTCCTACGCTTCGTCCGCCCACGCAAGCGGCAGATCGACCGCAACTGGGTGTGGATGTACGGGCCTGAAGGTACGGGCTGGTATCACCGCGACGACCCTCCATTCTGGGCAGACGGGCAGGACTACAAGGTAGAGACGCTGACGGCTGGATGGTCTATTGTGCCCCCTGCTGCCCCTGTGCCGTATCCGGCCCCATTTCCGACTGGCAAGTACGCCCTGACCAACTACGGAGGCTGGCGCGGCCCTGCTGCGATCACGTACATCCAACTCATCACCGACTACACCCAACT